AAACAAAATAACACTTGACACCCCGGCGCAGACCGCTCGGCGCGGGCCATTCCCCCGGAATATGCAAAGAGGCATATTCCGGTGAAACGTCCCACTTTAGCGGTCTGCTCGATTATTTACACCAAGGGACAAACCGGAAGCGCTCTTCGCCATTGCCTTGACCGCGATTATTCCGGCTGTCCTTTGGCCGGGATTTGCACTTGGAAACGTCTTTGCGGGCGTCAAAGGTTTCCGCCGACGACAGACGGGCACGACTGGTCCAGTCGTCAGCCCAAGCCCCGCTATCGACCTTTTGGTCGATTTGCTTTTCGCGGGGAGTGCGTGACGCGTTGAAAGCGGCCGTCAATCGGACGGCCTCTTCGCGCCTCGCATCAGGTTTCGCCCTGGGCTTCTCCTGATAAATAATGGACGGGAGTTCCGCCGCCAGCACAGCTTGCGCACGCGCAACACGAAACGTGTTGCCCGCTTGGGCGGTGGGTTCCCGTGAGATGGGCGAGGCGATCTGCGCCTTCGCCCGTCTGGAAATAGTCGAACCACGCTTGCTCATTGTTCTCAATCCCTAACTGGTCTGCCGTCCAATCTGTTATATCATAACCATAATGGGATTGCCACAATTCGCGAACGCGTTGTGATTCGAGAACGCGGTCAGTGACCGCCTCTTGAATTGAGAGGTTTTCCAGCATCTTACCGAGGACATATTCAGGCGGTGCGGCATCGCACCAAGCCTTCAATTCGTCCTTGCGGTATTTATCGAATGACTTCTGAACCCACTCTGACATGCGTTCCCGCTTGGCGGGATCAACACAAATTGCGTTGAGATAATCGCGACGGCTTGCGCCGGTCAGAAGATAAGGGCGGTCCTTAGAACCGCCCGGAGGAAGATATTCGAAGGTAGAGGGCAGCACATCATGGATTAGAGCTGCTTGGGCTTTCCGTGCGAACCACTCGGCCCCAAGGGCCGGTTTTTTCGACAAGGAAAACCATGCGCTGTTTTTGTCATCTGCAAGCAGATATTTGCAAACATAGCGGGCGGATTTTTCGGTTCCCGACCAATCCGCAGTAATATGGCCATGCGGCCATTCGCGAATGTGAACCATTCGCTTGTGCGGTATATCTCGACAGAAGGCGGCGTCGTGAGTGCCATAGGCAGGGGTAATGCCGTTGCCGGGGGCAACGTACTGGAAGAACAGAAGCGCATGGAAATGCGCGCGATCTTTCAGCGTACCATACTCGCCAGCTACGAGATAACGCACTGAGTGACCCGAACGACGAAGCAGCTTCATAAAAAGCTGGAAGTGGCGAGGTTGAAGAATCTTGTCAGCAAGATCATCGCGAGGAGCATAGGTTAGGGTAATCGTGCAAGTATGGGCCGAAACAGAGGTTTCAGCCATGGCACGGGCAACGTAATCGTTGACCCTGTTTTGTTTGCAGCGCCAGCACTTGCGGCATGGCACTGGAATTTGCTCATAATTCGGGCCGCGTTGGACCCAGACGTTGCTTGGGTGGATGCACATTTTCGTCCCCGTTCGGTTCGGTGTCACTAGAAGGATATATGTATCAAGACGGTATATACCCCGCCCGCCCGTCTAGGACGGGCGGGCGGCTTCGGCGATCTGGCAGAGCCAGAGCGCGAAGGCGAGGGGTGTTGCCTCACGTTCCCCGCGCCACATGTTTTCAACAGTGGACACGGGGGTGCGTGGAGCAGGAAGGGGCGGCACGGAGACCGTGCCGCAGATGTAAAGAAGGGTCGGCTTAAGGGCACGATGGCCCCAATCCGATTGATTGACGAGCATGGACCAGCCGCCGAAATCGTCTGGGGGTTCACCAGGTCGCGGAAGGCCACCAGCTCGGAAGAAGGCAGAGCCTTGAGGATGCTCTAAGACGCCGCCGAATTGTCGGACGGCATCACGAGCGAAGAAAGCGAGCTCGCACTCGCCAGGTCGGGGCTTTGCCATATGGCGAAGACGGCCCCACCCCCTACAGGGTGGATGCGCGACGACCGGGTAGGGCCCGCGATAGCGGGTTGCGTCACGGGCCGCGCACCACGCATCGACGCGGGCGAGGGTATGGTAGACGCTACGCGGTCGGACGAAAAGGGCGGCGGTCAGAGGGCGAGAAAGCCCACCGCTACCACCAGGTAGAAAATCACTGTCGCGTAGAACACAAGTTTGAGCATCATCCAAATCATAGCCTCACTTTGGAGAGAATGCCCCGTGGCGTCAAGCGCACGGGGTCGGCAAGGGGAAGTCGTCGGAGACGTTGCCTGTAATCGGCTATTTCCCAATGTGCAGGGTCATAGAGGGTGCGGAAGTTTCCGCCCCAGACGAGTTCAAGCTTTTGGGCTTTGGGAAGGGTCGCGTTGATGCGATCAAGCGCCAACATACCGAGAGTGTAGAGCAGTTGCCACTCTTGGCGGGTCATATCCCAATGGTAGCGACCATGGACGATATCGACGGCCTCACCGATGTTATGGGCCGAAGAAGGGTATTGCGCGCGGGAGTTCCCGCGCGCGTAGACCAGAGCCTGTTCGGCCTCTGTGCGGGTGGCACAGTGCACATAAAGGGGAATATCGCGCTTGCGCGCGTATTCTATGAACAGGGCAGCCCACCGCTGCAAGCGGAGGTCTGTTGATTGCCAGTCGGCGCGCTCGCAGTGGTCCAAATACATTTGCAAAGACCAGTAGACAGGGTAGCGGAGACGCGCCGGGGCTTGCCATTGCTCATCGGAAGGAAGATCGAGGAAAAACCGGTGATCCGACGACGTCGGATGGTTTTCGGCAAGGGCGGGGCGGTAAAGGTCTTGGGGGGTGAGAACACCCCCCAAAACGTAGGTCTGCCACCACTTGCGGAGGACCTGACCGGGCTTCACGCCTTGGCCTCAGGGGCAGGCGCGGGAGCAGGTTCTTCAAGAACCGGATCGGGGTCCTTGGGCTTGGGTGGGGCAGGGGGCAAGGAGGCGTCGCGCGCGGCGCGAATATCGCGCAGGACGGCGCGGCGCATAAGTTCAAGCTGGCGCATGCCTTGGCGGACTTCCAGAAGGTTGCCGCTTTCATCGGGCATGCGGTCGATGTTGGTGTAAACCTCGCCCTTCGGGGTGAAGGTGGAAGGATCGGGTTCATAATGGAAGACCCGAGTATCCTTTGGACCGACAGCCCGGAAGCTTACCGCTTCCGAGAGTTCGAGGTCGAAGGTCGTCCCGAACCCCGCGAGGGCTTCATAGCCTTGGGCTTCGATGTAGAGCGAGCAGGGCGCGGAGAGCCGCAGCCGCAGCCACCCTTTGGGGGCTTCGATTTTTTCATTCGGAGAAACCTCATTCCAGTTGAGAGGGGAAAACTTCATAGTGTTGCACCTGATTTGAAGGGTTATGCGGCCCGCAGGCTTGCGGGCCGCAGGAGACGATCAAGCGTCAGAACCGGCCTCGACAACGGCCTCATAATCGTCGTTGTTCTCGTGGAGAATGTCGCCGATCTGGGTGAGGCCGCGGATTTGGACGGCATGGCGGCACACAACCTCAAACGCATCGCCGTTAGTGTCAGCGAAAACGTTGTGAGGGAAAGGCACAGGAGCGAGGTAGTGGGTGGCCGAAAAGGTCGGATTGACAATCTCAGTTTGCCAAATGGCCGAACGGTTTTCAGTCCAACCACCACCTGGCGTTGCCATATAGAAATCACCGCCCAAGCGGGTGAAGTCCCGCCGCCATTTGGCGTTCATAGGCTCGTAGCCATAGAGGGCGTCGGGTGTGGTGTGCTTAGCGTCGATACGACGGTTTTGCACCAGGTCGACAGGCTCGACGCGCTGGACATCACGCAGAGCGTTCGGGAGTTCATTCACGTCGGTGACGTTCAGAAACTCGTCAGACATGCGCTCATCGACACGCTCGGGAAGAACCTCGACGGTGACGATGATAATGCCGTCAACGTCAGTCTGGGGAACGTTGAGGGCCAATTGCGCAGAGGCACGGCCAAGCGTGACCGAGGCGTCAAGATTCGGCCCATCAGTCGCGAAGCGTTCGGCGAAGCCGACAGGAACCCGTTGCCTGGCAAGCAGCCAAGGGGGCTGGAAGTCATCAGGGTTGACCGCGATACCCTGCATAAGCAGGGCGACGATGGTATCGTCATTGTCGAAGCCGGTGGCATCATTGCCCGCATAAGCGGTGCGCAACTTGGCAAAGGCTTGCGTGGTGCGCGCCTTGTCAATGTCGGCAAGGGTGACAGGGATACCCGCGCCGCCGGTGTTTTCGATCATCAGACCAGCAAGATTGACGGTAAGACCACCGTTAGGGTCGTAATCCAGTGGGACAGTATCAGAACCGTTGTAACGGAGTTCGCCAGCAGCGCTGAGGGTAGGAGTTCCGGCAGGCGAAAGAGACCCAGCACGGCGGAAACGGCCCTTTTGTTGACCAGCACCACCGGATTTTATTGTGACATCACGGTCAAGATTGCCGGTCAATTCGAGCGAACCGGCAGCGACGTCGAGATCGAAGGACCCGAGCAAGAGCGCACGCTCATAATCGGGAACGATCTGAGACAGACGCGAAGACGGCCAGAAGGCAGGAGGCAGGATTGTAGCCTCTGCAACGTCCTCGACAGCATAAGGACGACGAGGAAGGCGCGAGGAATGAGACGCCAACCGAAAATTGTAAATCAGGTTGAAGGCGTCAATGAGGTCAGTGTTGATATCGACACCAGCCGACCCATGAAGACCCAATGTCGTGAACATTGTCGAATTGAGGGCAGTAGTGCGATTTGCACCCGTCAGAACGTTGAAGAAAGGCGGAGGGGTCCGATCGGCAGCGCCGAGGGACTTGATAGGCTTGCCAGTCCGGGCGTGGTTCAATTCATCACGGCCCGAGAACTGGGGGAACGCGGATTTTGGGACAAACCACGCTTGGAAATTGGCCGTCACAGCATTGAGCAGCGGCTTTGGCATTTCCTTGAGTTGGATGTCGATTCCGACACGACCGCCGCAGCTATCACCCGCAAGAAGCGGGATATAAGCAACAGGGACGACGACGCCAGCGCGCGCGCTGGTCATTGTGACAGCGGTATCAGGCCGGGTGGACTGATTGAAGCTGACAGGAGAAGTTGATTGTCTTGCCATGATCACATTCCAAACATGGGATTGAATGAGAACCCGAAAGCGCGAGGCTTTTGGGCACGAGAACGAGGGCGGGGGGAACGGTTCACAGAGGGAACCGTGTCGTTAAACGCCGGAGAAGGGCGGATAACGAAAGGGGAGGGCTTGCGCTTATCAAAGCGCTCAGAAAGGCGCACGTTAGCCTCTTGATTGCGCTTTGTTTGGGCAGTCCTTGCCATATCGGCAGCAAGAACAGGCAAGCCCATCAAAGAGCCACCAAGTTCGCCCCACCGTTGTTCGCCCAGTTCGGCATCAGAGAAGCCGATATCAGGGGTCACAATAGTTCCGTTGACGGCAAGACGAGTGATGTCGTTGCCAGCCGGGTCTTTAAACCCGGCGTCATCAGGCCCCGGAACTTTAACGGCAGAACGACCGAAAGCCGAAGGACCAGAACCGACAGAAGGAGCAGCAGCGGCAGCGCGCAGCTGTTCCAGCTTGAGCTTGCCAAGGTCAAGCTCTAGCTGATTGGAGGCGCGCCGCATGGCGGCGTCGCCAGAAGTGATGTCTGACAGGTCAGAAAGACCGGAAGTCAGAACATCAAGAGAAGCAAGGGGAGGCGCACCGCCACCCCCGCCAATGGCCCCACCGGGGTTTCCAAATTGGAGCATTGTGAGCGGGTTAAAACCGTATGCCTCAGCGGCATCACGGGCACCTTGCGCTTGGGACATGATATTGTCCCGAGGTGTGGGGGCTTTGGCTTTTTTGCCAAAGAGACCTTTCAGGCCCCCGAGGATTTTCACCCCGGCAGTGATAGTTTCGAGAGCCATCAGCCGCCACACAGGGCGCGGTAGACAGCGGGTTGAGCAACCGCTAGAAACGTCCCGAAGCTGGACGCAAGAGCGGTTGCGATGATTGCAACAAGCTTGGACTTGGCCGCTTGTTTAACATCAAGC